GTCGAGTTCATAAAACTCGGGGATATCTTCAACGACATAAAAGATATCCACATAATTGGTGTTAGAATATCGTTCAACTAGTGAATCATAATCTGGAAAGGTGGTTATATTGAAATAATCATCAAGTCCAAGTTGCGATACACATGTGAGAATATCAGAACGGAATTGTGTGAATGTGTCACGACCATGGAAAAACATTTCAAACAATGCTGATCGCATTATTTCAACGCTCTGTTGTTCGCGCGGAATATTACCCTCGTACAATCCAATAAGGAGAGATTTGGAAATGGAATCAGTTGCGAGAGGTCCTGTCCAACGTTGTAACGTATGGCACCAGACAAATCGTCGTTTCAAAAATTCTAATTCAGTGAATGTGCAAAAAGGTTTCCCATCTTTGTCTTTGGATGCAGGAGTGATAGTAACGCCAAACGTTTCCATAGCTTCCTGACAATTTAGGAAATCAAATCGAGATGCCTCATCATCAACACCAACAATAAAGTCGTCACCATAAGTGGTGACGACAACATGCTGGAAAAAGAATGAGAGGTCTTGTTGACTAGGATAGATCCGTCTAAACGCCATAGCTAAGTAAACCATATTGACAAAATTGTTCACCAATGTGGTCAGAGTCTCTCCACTTGCATGACCTTTGAAAAACACCATAAGTGTCCCGTTAAAATCATGGTAGGCAAAAGCAGTATCAATAGCATAGATATGTATCATATTTCTCAATTCAACAACATCTTCAGGCTGGAGCTTCTCGGAAAAAAGCATACATTTGATGATTAATTCGCCGAATGATTCAATAGCAAGTTGAACAAGGAAACAGAGCATTTTCTTGTCGAACTTCTTATGGTCACCGTCGAAAAAATACTTCATCTCAAGCATCCTTGTAGCCAATTTATCCCAGTCAGACGAATGGGCATTGATTCCAAACGCACAATCAAATGCGAATGGATTGCGGTGAACAACACGAATCAATGAACCAAAGACTTGACGTAC